CTTTGCTTCGTGCTTCTGAAAGGCATTTTATCTTCTAAATCTGTTTATAGTTGCCTTAACCTCTGCATCTTCTTTTTCTAAAGCTGTTTGTTCTGCTGTCTTTGTTGGAGCTCCTGCTTCTGCTCTGCCAGATAACATCATTCTTTTCCATTGAGCAGCAATATCTTCCTGTCTTTGCAGTAATTCCTCTGTTTTCTTATTTGCATTCTCCAATCTTATAGCCACTGCATCAGCTCTATCTATTACTGACTTTGTTTCTGTTATCGGTTCTTCTTTCTTGACATTTTCAGCCACAGCATTTAATAAATTTTCTTCTGCCATCATTAAATAAACTTTCCGAATGTTTTACAAGTATATTCTGGTTTTTCTGCATCCCAATAATTCTTAAATTGAGATATAGCAACAATTCCACCAGCTATTAAAGCGAAAGTAATAGTTTCAGTTGTAATATTTCCCGTCGATAAACCCCCTAAAATTATAGCTCCAGCCATTAAAAAACTATTTACAATATTCCAAATTATTTCTTTATTCATATTAAACCAGCAATCGCCTTTATTTTTTTCATTCTCGCAGTTTGGCTTGCCTCTAATAATTTTTGTTCTAATTGTGGAAGTGTTGTTCTTCTTGCTGTTTCAAATTTCTCAAGGGTATCTTGAACAGCCATAAATTTTAAAACATCAATCATACTAATAAATTTTATTGTTCTATCTGCAGAATTTATATTTTTATTAATTTCATTAAAACTATCTCGTGCTGCAACATCTGTCATCCTTTCTTCTTCAACTTCTTTTATTATATCTTCCATTTCTCCTAAGGAATTTGATAAAATTGTCCCGCTTTCAGCAGCTTTTAATTTTCCTATTCCTGTAATTCCCCCAGCAGTTAATAATTTTGTTAATGTAGAAGTATGTGCAATTTTATTAAAAATAGAAGCTCCAAAATATGAAGCAATAGAACCGCCAATTCCTAATTGAATTGCACTCTCTCCGATTTGTTGCTGAGTTTCTGCTATTTTTTCCTTAATTCCTTTCGGTGCTATTTGTTTTAAAGTGGTTTGAGCAATTTGTGGAATTCCTGCAGCTTCTAAAATTCCTTGTCCTGCAATTTCTTTTATATTTGGAATATTCACAGGAGAAGTTATAGGCATAGTTGCAGCTTTTTGTTCTGGTGAAATAGTTTGTCCTGCTGTTTCCTGTTCTAAAAATTTATTGATTGTTATAGCTTCCTCTGCTTTTGCTTGAGCAGATTTAATATTCTGGCTTTCTGCTCTTGCTTGTGCTTTTGCATCTAATAAAGTTTGAACATTTGGGGTGATTATTCCTGCAACATTTGTATTCTCTAACATCTTTTCTTCTTGAGGTGTTAATGTTCTTGTAATTCCTCTCGCAGTTTCAGTTGTGGTTTTATCAGGATTTAATTCTCCTCTAAATCTTACATTAGGGTCTTCTAAAGTAGGAATTGTCGCTTTTCTTTCTGCTTCAATTTCTTCAGGGGTTTTCTTTTTCTTTATTTTTTCTGGCATTTTATCCTTTTCCTGCCGTCATATCCTGCGGCTGTATTTCCATTCCTTGATTAGCGTCTTTTGACTGGTCTGTCTGCAAATTATCTAATAATGAAGTAGGCGGCAGAAGATTAATTCTTAAAAATAATTGGTTCCAAATCTGCTTTTCTAAATATCTCTGGTCTTTCTCAAAAACCTGTTCGTGAGCAAGATACTCTATTTTCCCCCCGCTCTCTGTTGAACCTGCCTGCCCAAAGATAACCAAAGGCATTCCAATAGCCCTATAAAACTTATTTCTAATATCATCACGCCATCTTAAAACCATTTCTGAGGGATTAACCTGAACAACCTCAAAATTAATCGCATCATCATCATCAGGAATAAATGTATCTTCCCCTAAATTTCTTGCTTTATTAATCTTACCGACAAATTCATTAATCTTAACAGGGTCATCTGTCCCCAACTTCCAAATAATAAATGGTTTTCCCTGATGGTGCATTAATTTTTTAATATCTACAAAACTCTCATTCTCCGCCAGAATTGTCTGCTCCATAACTTCTATATCTGAAATTCCGTGTATCTGATCTGCTAATCTGTTATTTGATAAATGAAAAATATCTTCTGGTTTGAATTTGTGCAGAACTTCCCCCCTTGTCCCTGTCTTGCTAATCTGTTCATATCTTTTTATAATTCCTTTTCTATCGACGATAATCTTGATTGCAGCAGGGTCTAAAGGTTTTAAATTCAAAAGAATTCCTGTTTCTTCATCTTTTATGATTTCTGCAAAACTATCTCCGCTTACTCTTTTAATAATCTCCATATTGAAAAGAATATCGTCAAAAGTATCTTTTCCCCATCCAGAAAGATGCTCAAGAATAACCTGAGTTCCTGGGTCTGTTGTATATCCTTTTCCTACGTTCCAGATTGCTTTCATAATTATAGCAGATTTTAAATCAGGGATTGCGTTAAAATATCCCCACCACTTTGACCAATTAGAATTTATATATTCTGTTTCATCCTGATTGCCAATTCCGTCAGTATTCTTTGCGTCGATTGTTACATCTTCGACGATATTAGTCATATCGCTTAAAGCTGTTGAATTTAATGATAGAGTTCCCATTACAAATCAATCCTCACAGGAAGTTGAAAATTTAAAATAGGTTCAGTTGCATAATCTTCTCCAGACCACCAGACAGCGTCAAATCTTCCTTTCGGGTCGTGTCCGAATGTCAAGGTAGAGGTTGCTGTGGCTTTGCCCCAAACTCCGATTGTTAATCTCAAATAATCTCCTTTTTTAAATTGTGTTTGAGGAACATTAATCATAGCGGTTAATTGATTTTGCGGATAATTACTTGCGGGAGAAATAGTCCAAGTTCCGCTTGTCCCATTTGCAATTTCAGTTTCAACAGAAACCCCATCCCATTTTCTAATCTTTGCAATAAAATAAGAAGAAACAGCTCCCGTTGCACTCCAAACTCTTATAGGAACATTCACAATAGCCAAACCCTTAGTTGTTAAACCTTTATTAATCAAGACATCGAAATCAATATCAAATAATTCTGTAAAATCTCCCGTAGTATTTACAACAGGTTCATAAATCGGCTGTGAAAAAAATGTGAAATTTGAAAGAACATAAGAAGTTGATGCTTTGCCGCCGTAAAAATTAATCATTCCTGTTCCCGCTGCTATATCTGTAAAATTATAAGAGGCGATACTTCCCTCTCCAATTCCTCGATAAACATTTGGTACAGGCATATTTACATTTTCTCCTTAATTGCTTCTTCTTTTAAATTCTCTATGCATCTGACAAAATTGTCACGCATAACATCAAGCATAGTTTGAGCCTCTGCTCTTGAGGTATATCCGCTCATATCTCTCGAAATAAGTTTCATAGCAGCCAAATCAGAAGTTGCATCTGCAAGAATAGGTTTGAAATTTGCTTTTACAGAAGCATAATCAGTAATCCAATCTTTTCGTGTAATTGCGCAGACTTGACTTTCTGCCTCATTACAGAATTCAGCGAGCATAATCGCTTCTGATGAAGCAACATTATCGCCTGCTTTATAGACGATAGCCATACTTGTACATAATGTAAAACTCATTTTTTCATAGAAATTCTTGTAATTTCAATTTGTTTAATTAATAAATCAATCATTTCACTGATTGCATAAGCGTCATTAGAAAGAGCAATCTTATCTTTGTTCTCCTCTTTTGTTTTTTCAATTTCAGAGCAATATTTTTCTTTGAATTGCATAATCTTTTCAGCGAACCCAAATATTTAAATGTTTATCTTTCACACAAAAGGCAGCTCTGATTAAACTTTCTACAATATGCGTATAATTCCCGAAAACTCTTAATCTTGTAAGAGATTTTAAAGTTGTAACATATTCATACTGAACTGATTTGAAAGATTGGAAAATCTCATCATCATCCAAGAATAAAATCTCTCCTCTCTCCATTAATCCCAGAAGATTATTATATAAATCCTCTTTTAATAATTTCTTTCTTTGCTTGTCATCTTTGTCAAGAGGGCGGCTTCTGTTATTAATTGCCATAACTTTCTTTTTTGTCTGGGGATTTTCAAGAAGATAATCAAAAACTCCAACACCTAAACCCCCATCATCGATATATATATTGCGAAATATATATTGTTTGTCCAATTCCAAAATCTTATTATAGACTTCATTTAATCTATGCTTTTTCCAGATTATCATTTCAACCTGAATTAATTTATTTCTGTCTGTTCTGTCAAGAATTGAAAAGACGCAGTCATCTTCGCCTAATCTTGCAACATCAACCCCGAGAAAATAAGTTTTATGAGGAAAAATCCCGCTCTGCCTTTTTAATTTCATACATTTTATAAT